AACCAGTGATGGCTCCAGTCGTACCTGCCGCTGCTGCGACTGTACCACGAACAATAAGTCCACCAAGAGCGGTATCCGGTCGGGAAACCGGAGGTCGTTCCTGTGGGACGTTTTCAGAGATAGCAAGCCCGCCGAACATCGGCAGAGTCTCACTCGTTGCCAAAATACCACCGGACAGCGCGAACCGCGCTGCCGGGTCAGGCATAGCCGTTCCGGCGATTAAGCCATCCGACTCAATTACAAACGAACCAGCCGCAGAGGTCTGGACGTAGGGGTTGAAACTGAAAGCAGGTGCTGCCATCTTAGTATTCCTTCATGTTGCCTTGTTCACTTAAATAGAGCCCAAGGTACGGAAGGACTGTACCCTACGACCGGGGCGACCCATTTGCTTGACAAACGACTCCTTACCATAGAATTCGATTGTCTCGCGACCCATTGGGCCTCTCTTATGAACCTCACGTAACTCACCCGGCTCTAAATCAACCGGGTTAGATGCAGCAGCCGTCGCATCTGTATAAACTTGAGATTCAATGCTTGCAAAGGTCTCATCATCCAGCTTCCGGAACTTCGTATTCTTCCAGTGTGGTGAATAGCCCTTCAACTTCGAAGCAAGACGCTTGCGGTAGCCAATAAGGTCTTCACCTTCAAGAGGACGAGGCGCTCTTTGTCCAAAGCCATTGAAGACTGCATCAGCTCGAGCTTGAGCATCTGCAAATGCAGAATGTTCTTCATCACTTTTGGGTTTCATCAAAGCTTCGAGACGGCGGATCGTAGACGTCTGGTCTGCAATTTGACGACGCAGATCGGAGATGGAATCAGCCTTAGCGGCATCATCCTTCTTATCATCATCATCATCCTTTTTGTCGTCGTCGTCATCAGCTTTGGCTGAGTCCTTTTTGTCGTCGTCATCATCGTCGTCAGCCTTCTTTGCGTCGGCTTTCTTTGAATCTGACTTCTTGGCATCAGCCTTCTTGGAGTCGTCCTTCTTGCCCTTGTGCTTGATTTCAAGCTCGCCATCATCATCCTTGGCTTTCTTAGGCGGGAAGGCATCGTCCTTCTTATCGTCGTCATCGTCGTCATCATCGTCCAAGATTTTGGTCTTGGGCGGGAAGGCATCGTCCTTCTTATCGTCATCGTCGTCGTCAGCCTTTTTGGCATCAGCCTTGGCCGCGTCGTCCTTCTTATCATCATCATCGTCGGACTTAGTCGCATCACCCTTAACCGGATTTCGGCTTCCAGGCTTTGTCTCCAAAGCATCCATACGCTTCGTGAGAGCATCCATCTTCGAGATCGCGTCGGCCAGCATGGTATCGACGCTTGCACTTCCTGCTGCCATGATAACCTCCTGTGGTTGACAGCTACACCATCGCACGATACCGCGCGAATCTCAACGTACCATCAAGTCTCGACGAGCAATAAACTTATCGAGTCTCTCGGCAAACTTATTTAAACCATCAGCTAATTGAAGCAAACCGGGTGGAATTTCCTGTTGTCCCTGAGCAGGATCTACATTAGTGCCTGGAATTGGCATAAGAGGTGCCGGTAATTCACTCTCATCTTGCTTCGCCGTTATAACTTGCTCCTGAGGCTGACCAGAAGCTTCAGAGTCAATACGAATACCGGCAGCATCACCACCCTTATCCCACACTCCTTTTTCGCAAATTGCCAAATGATCCACGAAACTAGGCTGTCCCTCCACCAACAACTCGTTTCCATCTTCCATAGCAATCGTATAATTGACACTGGTATCTCGGAATACAACGCTAGGAGAGGTGGATAATTGTTCATCAGTCATCATTTTAATAGCTTCTTTATCATAAACACGAGCTATTCCCCAAACCTCATCTCCCTTTATATAGGGAAGAAACATTGTTCCCACAATTCGTTTTGCAAATTCCTCAGAATTTAAAATTTGAGTGCTTGGATGCTCCATAATAACAGGAATACCGTTGCACCGCTGTAGAAACTCAGGCGTAAGGTATATGGTATCGCGTCGGTAAACCCACTCATTAAGCTTAGGCCGATAACTAAATCCAGTACCACTAATCCGCATATCAACCAAGCACAGATTTTCAATATACTGTGGCGAGACCAGTTCTTCATCGCGAATAGCCTCCGCTACTTCTAGTTCAGTCATACCTTTCATTTTACGTAAAGCGATTAATACCCCTGGATGTAGATTTAACGTTGTGGCATGGTCAGGATTAACCCATACATGTGCATCATGCTCGTGATTGTATTTAGGGACAAACTCGTCGTCACAATCATAGACAAAAGTGCTGAAGTCAACGCCGTCTCTAACGCGTCTGCATAGAAGTTTGCCAGCATGACCGGCACGGTATCCCGTTTCTTCCATGCATTCACGTACAGCACATTGTTCGAGCGACTCGTGATCTTTTTTCTGACCACCCGGAAATGCCCATCCTCCACCATCAGTCCTCCTGCAAAAGAGCACTCGGCCGTTTGGAGATCGGAATAAGATTCCCGCTGCAATGGTCATAGCTTGGTTGGAACCATGCTTTGCTTATGATAAACATAAGGACGAATAGCTTTATCAACGGCTTTACCAGAAACCATTACCTGACCATGATACACATAAGGAAGAACAGCCACGACCCATTGAGGTGTGACAGGTATCCATTGAGATGTAGTGGGAGTTCTTCCACGCAGCATTAATCTCCGAAATTCCATTACATCCATCATTTAGGTGGCTCTTTTGGATGCCTATTGCTCGGTTGCATATAATCTTTAGTTCGAGGCTTAACTTTTTCAGGCTTACGCTGATGCGACCAATTTTCAAATGCATCCAATCTCTTAGCCAATGCGTCACATTGGGAAATAAGCTTCTCAACCGGGGTCGCCCCCTCACCGGTAAATCCCATATGCTGAGCATCATCACCAAAAGCTTTTCGTTGAGCAATTCCCACTGCTGCCTCCCGACTATGACCTGCTTCTAGCAGTGTATTGATATTCTTCATTATTGTGTCTTTTTCTTTCCCCTCTTTGAGTTTTACATAGTCATCATCATCTACGCCAGCTATTGTTCCTTTATTCTTCGAGGCATAGAAAACCCGCTCGCCTTTTTCGGCTCCATACTGCTTTTCCATAGCAGATTTAATCTTCTCGCCCTTTTCTGTAAGCGGCATGATTTCTCCTCAACTCAGTCGCTCTTATTTGCATAGCTTCAGCTTTGCTTAATCTCCAAGAATAATGTTTCCGCGAGAGCGGATTAGCAGTGCTAGCATCCGTAAAAGGCGTCTTATTAACCCATAGATGATTAACAATACGATTATGCATGACTTTAGGATAAAGTTGCATAGGACTTGTCATCGGTATTTCCGTCCAGCTTTAGTGAATCTTCCTTGCCTATTACGAAGAGTTCTCTGTGTAATCTCCTCCCAAGTTACCTCAGGCTCTACATCATGTTTATTTAATCTTTTTGCTAGAGCCACTAAATCCCGCTCTGACACTTTGTATTTCCTACGCAAGTAGGATAGAGACTTGGTTATATCACTGTTCAGTGCCATTGTTCTGTATGTGCTCTAAAAGCTTGATAACGGTAGCTTCAGCAGGCTCTGCATCATCTGCACGAGCCATCTTAACTTTTGGTATCATAACTTTGCGGGGATCGGAGCCACTCTTAGATCCTCCAGGACCACCACCCATTCCACCCATCATATCCATTTCTCGCTGCTCGTTCTCTTGTTTCTCCATTTCTTTAAACTTTTCGAGCAAAACTGCATAATCGAGATTCAATGGGCTAGAATAAAGGAGCTTGTTATTCGTAACAGCATCCGCGAGCCATTGAACAAGCCGAGCTTTATTCTCAGGATCAAAACTAAGCTCTAAAATCTGATAAACACTGATAGCAGCTTTCATCTTGGTGTCGTCCACCTTAACTTGGTCGCTATCAGGTTCCCGGAGATACGACGGCCACGTAGCCCGGTAACTGTTTGCCCATGTATAGAATGCTTCTTTATAGCCTATTTCACCAAATTTCTCTGGGAATTTTCTTTTTAACATCCTATAAAAGTCTTGATTCCAAGCCCTATGCATGACAATACGGTCAAGCCATCGGTGAACAGGCTCCATTGTCTCCCGCAGACGATCCATATAACGAGCGACGGCCTTCGCGTCTTCGGAACCCTCTCCAAATCCCTCCGCAAAGCTCTCTTGAGTGAGTAATTTGACCGGCATATCCACAGCCGATGCAATATTCTCAAGTATATTCCGTCGAGCCAGTACGTGAGGTCCTTCCAAGTTCTGCATATTAAGAGACTCAATTCCCTCCTCAGGCGTAATATTAATGACATTACCAGTTTCAGCCTCCTTTACGACAGAACGTTTAAAAGAAGCAGCCCAAGACATAATATTGTCAACGAAATTCCCGGGGAACTTAATCTTTGCAACAAGGACCCCGACTTTGGTTTCAACAAGGTCGTCAGCAATAAGAGACTT